CATCGAATCAAATGCTATTCTGTCATTTCTACGAATAAATGTTGGTGTGTAGTTAGGTTTGCTACCTCTGTTCCATGTTCCATTTGCCCAATTATTAAATATTTTTTCAGTTTTCTTTAAATTTTTTACATTAGTTAAATCTTCTTTTAGCTGCTTCACATTCCCATCAAGCTCCGTATAGCTCTCCGGGATAGTCTTGAGTGTCTCTGCGGCTTTGGCGTCGATGTCATTAGATAGCTGTTCTTTGACAGATGCTGCATTTGATTCGATGGCGTTTTTTGCGTCTTCGGCGGTCTTGTCGATGGCCTCTTTGGCCGCTTCGGCTGTTGCGTCCATATCTGCCTTTGCGTTTTCGGAAATCTGCCCACAGTACTCCAAACCATCTGCAATACTGCTGCGCACCTCTCTACCTAAAACAGCTGTTCGAATTTTCTTGATGATTTCCGTGAGGTTCGTTTCCATATCTTTCCTCCTTTACTGTGCTGACGTTTTGCTTGTAGTGGGTATCGGATTGCCGTTGAGGTATCCCATAGAGCTTAAAGCGATACTGTACGCCATAGACGCTTTGTGGCTGCTGAGGGCCTGAAGGTCTGAGATAGAGTAAAAACTCGTCCCAAACGTAAACTTTTTCTTGTCGGGCGCGTCCAGCGGCTCGACAATTTTGGTCAACACCAACGGTGTATCAATGCCGTGAGGCTTTGAGATAATGCGGGTCTTCTTCATCCAGCTCAGGCGCTCAGTGTTGATACCTGCATCACGCAAATCAATAGCGCTGACCTCAATGCCATCATAGTATCTTAGATTTTTCCGGAGCTCTTCGTTCGCGGCGTCCAGCAGCTTTTGCCTTGTAATCGACTTACCGTCGATGACAATGACCCGGGTGATAATACCATAGACGCTCTGTGCCGCTCTGTCGTCGGCCTGCTCCTGGATGGTCTTGGTACTCTTAAAAATCCACCAGCCTTTTTTCTGGTAGCCTACCGCGATGACCCGGGTGACGATGTTATCGGCCTTGACATAGTTATTGAGGTCCAGCATATTTACGCCAAACTCGATCGTCTGCGTGTTGCTCTCCGCTACGTCGGCAAGATAGTCCAGATACCGCGTTTTACCGTCGTCTGAGTATCGCACGACAAGGTAGCCGCCGTAGACGTCCGTCAGCTCAGATTTCAGGACGTCCCACGTAGTACCGAAGTTTTTGCCGTCGCCGAAGCTTAGGGCCTCATTGGTGGAGGTGTCAAAGTCGTGCAGATAGTAGCCCGTGCAGGTCGACCAGCTTCCTGTGCTGGGATCGCCGCTCTGAATCGCTCCGTCATCGCCCAGCCTCCAGTTTGTCAGCGGGGTGGTGCCGAGCTCGTAAATGTACTTAGAGTCATGAGCCGTCACGGTCACAGCGTAAAAGCTGCCGTTTTTGTAGGCTATGTTTCGCTCCACCGTAAATGACTTGCCGCCTTGGCCTTCATACTCAGAGACAACGCGTATCGCATTACCTCTGTTAATATACTCCCCGGCTGAAACGGTGAAGCTTAATATATCGCATATTCGCCTTTTATCAGCATCCACGAGGAAATAATCATTACTGCCGTCGTCGTCTTTCTCGGAATCCACTTTGCAACCGCTCATGTAGACCGTCTGGAAAGACTCCTGTGGGCCATCTGCAAAAACAGTGACATCGCCCACCGTAAAGGCTTTATATTTGTCAGTCTGGCTGTTGTGATTGCGGATGACATTTTCCAAAAATTCCCGGATGCTGATATTTGGGTACCGATAAGGGGTGAGCGCGGTATCATTGAGATATGCGAGCTCACCCTCGCAGTACACTTTTTGTCTCAGATAAAAATCCATGTCGTGGCTCATGACCCGCCCGTGCCAGATGGGCGTACCGTCCTGCTCTACTTCCACAATGGTCTTGAGCTTTTGTAGCGCCGAGTGGGCAACATTGCCCAGCGGGAGCGTAAACTCAAAACTGCCAGCCTTACCGGCCTCACGGGTGAGAGTCGGGGAGATGAGCAGCGTAGCCGTAGTGCGCAGGTCTTCGCCAGTCGGGTCATAGATGCAGGTTTTGGTGTCCCATACGCCTACGGCGGTCTGGGTGCCTGCATAGACTTTGTAACTCACAGACTTTTTACCTCCGTTGCCGTATCATAAATAGTGTCTGTCTCAAAGTTAAAGGGGTCCCACTCCCAGTCAGCACCCGCCTCAGCGGTGAGGCTGACTTTGTATGGGTTGCAGATGCCGGAGATGGTAAAGACATTCTCCCACCGGTCGCGGCTCTGGGGGGTCACTGTCCAGTAGCCCTCCCAGTACCACGACGGGTCATCATCAAAGATGCAGCGCAGCCACTGTCCCTGCAAAGCGTTTTCGAGGGCGCTCTGGATGCTGGGCCAAAGCTTTTTGGGCTTGACGCACTTGAGGGTGATAGTTATCTTGCGCTGGGTGTAATGGACTTTGCCGTCCAGGGATTTGGAGAGGTCCAAAATGCGGTCGCTAAACGGCACCTTTATAAGTAGGCTCTGGTCCGGTTCTGCCGGGCCGACGGTCGTACCGCCCACCACGATGTAAAGCCCCCAGTCCTTGAGGGTGTGATGATCGCCCAGCTGGACGCCCTGTAAAGCTGCCATTTAACCACCTCTTGCTTTCCGGGCCGCGCGGATGCCCAAATCTCCATCAATGCCATTGGTGAGTGTCGGCTGCATTGCACCTGCAAGAGCCTGCACACCGTTAGCGTCGATAACCAGCGTACCGGTGCCGATCGCCGGGAGATGCTCATCCAGCGAGTTGGAGATCCGCTGCAATACGCTAAGCTGCTGCTTGCCGGTGGTGTCCTGCTGACTGCCAGCAAACGGAGACGCGGTGACGCTGCTGTAGCGGTTGAGCTGGTCGGCGCGGGCCGAGAACTCTGCCAGAGAGTCATACACCGGCGTTGTGCCGTAGGGGCTCTTGTAGTTGTTGGTGACGTCGTTATCACGGCTGCTGCGCCACTTGGCAAACGCCGCGCCGCCCACAAGGGCTGTCAGGCCGAGGATAGCAGCCACCACGGGGTTTGCGATGATAAAGCCCACAATGCCGCTGAGAGCTTTTGTAATGACGCCCGCCATGCCCGAAAAGTTTCCGGCGATGCCCGCCAGCTTGGCACCCATGCCGCCGGACTCGCCCAGCCCGTCTATGACTTGAGAGAGGCCCTGCACGGCCACTTTTGCGTCGTTGGCGTCCGAGGTAATGCCATCGGTGAGCAGCTTGTGGAGCGTATCTTTCAGGCCGCTCATACCTCCGCCGGAATAGCTGTCGTTGATAGCAGTGAGGGCGTCCGAAAACCATTTGGAGATGATGTTGCGCTGCTCTTGCGTGACCTCGCCCCAAATCAACTTTGCAAAGTCGGTGGCAAGGCTCGTCCAGTTGCCGTTTTTGAGGTCGGTGAGCGCACTTTGGAGTGTCCCCATGATGCCGTTTTGCCATTTGGTCTTTGCCTCGCTGAGATTTTTGTCAATACGAGACTGCATCTCAGAGACAGACAAAACCACCTTGTCGCAGGTCTGGTTGACCGTGGTGGTGATTTTGCCATCGGCATCGGTCACGTTTTTTGTGACCTTTTTAATGGTCTTTTCGACGCCGTCCACTACCTCAGTCCACGAGTCGGTGATGGTCTGCACCGTCTCTTTGGTGGTGCCTTTGAGCTGCTTGGTAGTGCCGTCATAGACGTTGTAGGTGTTGTCGGCAGTCTCTGTTACACGCTGGATGCTGCCAACGATGTTGCCAGTACCAGCAAGTATCTCCTGAGAGGTCTCCTTGATGGTATCGGCCAGCTTTTTGGTATCAGCGGCGACGTGCTTTTGGGTTGGAGTCTCGGTCTTGGTTTTGGTCGGGGTGGGCGAAGCGGTAATAGAGCTTTTGCTTTTGCCAGAAGGCTTTGCAGGCACCCAGCCGTCATTCTCGTCCCACACCATCCCAGCGTGAGATTCATCCCAGTCCCTTTTTCCCTGTTTTGTTGTCTGGTCAGCGTTAAATGCATTCCAGTACACAGCATCCCAATCGCCACTAAAAAGCGAAATTTCGCCTTTTCTGAAGGAATCGGCAACAGCTTTCAGGCCCACAAGCGAGGACTTTGCCTTGTCGATCACACCGGAAAGTCCGGTTATCTCTCCGATAAGGCCCGTCCATCCGTCGGTTTTGTAGGCTTCCTGCGCGGCCACCGTCATATCATTAAGATTTGAGATGACCATGCCGATGCCGTTGAACAAATCGCCGGTCATAAGGCCAGCCAACTGGCTCACGTTATCTTTCAACGTGGACACCCGGCCATTCATGGTCTGGCTTTGGGTGTCCATGGCGTTGTAATATCGCCCGCCCTCTTCGCTGGCCGCAATAAGAGCCTCAGAAAGCAGGTCGTAGCTGACGGTCATGCTCTGGACATCCTGCACCGATTTGCCGGTGTAGTCGGCCAAAACCTGATAGATATTGATGCCAGCATAGGCAAACTGCTTGATGTCGATAGCGGACGCTTTGCCCACGTTGGCGATCTGCTGCAAGTTTGCCGCCATGCGGGACAGCTCTGCATTGCCACCGCCTGCAGCCGAAACAGCATCGCCCAGCGCCATGATGACCTTGCGGGAGTAGCCCGCGTTTTCACCGGCGCTGATAAGCAGCTGGTTGGCCTGTGTCAGGCTCGCCACATCAAAGGGGGTGCGGGCGGCGTCCTCCTGAATGGCTTTTATGGCCTCGTTCGCGGCCTCTGCGCTGCCCAGCATATTGGTAAAGCCGGTGGTGTATTTCTCAATCTGGGCGTTGTATTCGATGCCGGAAGAGATGAATCCCTCTGCGGCACTGAGCGCAGCGGAGTAAAGCTTCGAGAAAATGCCCGCCATGACCGTACCTTGTGCAATGGCACCGGCCAGGGACTTGCTGGACCCCGATGCGGCATCCCCAAAGCTGTTCATATACCCTTCAGCAGTCCTTAGCCCCTGTGCCGTGGTATTGAGTTGGGCCTGAGCTTCTTTCAGCTTCTGGGCAAATTCCTTGGTTTCTTTGGAGGTTTCCCCGGTCTCTTTCCGTGATTTCTGGTAGGCTGCCGTAAGGTGAATGACCTCACTGTACAGCCGGTTATAATCCTTCATCATGGTGGAGACAGCGGCCTTAGTCTGAGACTTTGCCTCTTCCACGCCCTGCCGGTAGGCGCTGTCGTCCAGCCCGAGGGTGGCGCTCAATTCAAAGAGCTTCAGGTTTCTTCACCTCCATTCAAGCCATTTTTGATTCTCTGTATCACTTCTTCGGCGCTTTGCTGTGGCTCTGAGGGGCGGGGGTCGATGATTCCTGCCACCCGGTCAGCCCAGCGCTCTTCTACGCCTGCAAATTCTGCCAGCGTGTCCGTCATGTATACTCGGTAGCTCAAAGCAATAGCCTCTTGCCGCCGGGTGTTCATGATGTGCTGGATGATGTAGGGCTTGCCGATGAGCCGCAGCATATCGAGCCGAATGGACGAAGTCAGGCGTCGATACTCGTCTGGCCCAGCTTCACCAACGATAACAAAAAATCCAGCACGTCCTTGTCCTCGATGGTGGCAGTGATAACGCGCAGGGTCTTAAAGGGCGTCATGGTCTCTGGCTTGCCGTCCTTGTCCACGTCTGGCTCATAGAGCAGCGGAAGCAGCTTGGCGGTAGCCTCGGCGTTCTCAAAGAGCAGGCTTTTTGCCATTGCCTTAAGGTTTTTTCGGCTCTGCTCTTCCCTCTTCTGCTTCTTCTCCTCTTCGGTCTCACTGCCGTTGAAAACCGGCATGACCTTGCGCAGCTCCATGACTTTGGTCTTGGTCAGCAGGTCAGACACCGCGTCAGCGATGAGCCAGCAGCGTCGCAGGAACTCGGTCTCGTCCATCTGATTCAGGGTTTTCATGCTGTAACCTCCTTATGCTGCGGCCTTGGGGCTGTAGTACCACTCCATAGGCACCACGTCACTGCCCAGACGGGGGCAGCCGGTCAGGGTGACTGCAATGTTGCCCTTGCCCTTGTCGGTCGTCTTCAGGGTCAAACCGCCGGTAGACAGTGCATTCATCAGCCGGACTGCAACCATACCGCCATCCAGCGTGTCTCCAACCCACCAGATGTCATTAAAGTCGCCGGTGCTGGCGGTGGGGTCGAGAGTCATGCGGGGCGTGACCTTCTTGTCACTCACATCCGCAGCGCCCAGCGCCAACTTGATAACGTCCGTTGTGGCATTCAGGGCCGTAAAGGCCAGCGTGCAGTCGTAGTCCTCGATCTGCATCAGCTCTGCGGTGTTCTTCTGGGCGTTGTCCACGTCCGCGCCCAGATCGGTGAAGTTCGCCTTACAGGTCGCGGTGATGCCGCCGGTCGTGGCAGTGATAATGTCTGCGTCCTGAACTTCGGTCTCGCCGGTTACATCAAACTTGTTGACCACGATGCCTGCGTTGAACTGCATGGATTCGAACGCTTTCTGCGAAATTTTGGAAAATTTTCTTGCCATATTGCTCCTTTACTCACGGTATAAACCGTGTGAGTTCAAAATTGAGGTATTCGCACAGATAGCCCTCGGGCGGGTTGTCGAGCGGCTGCGCCCACGAGCTGCCTTTGCGCAAAAGAATAGCGCCGCCCTCGCATTCGATGGTCAAACCATCTGCAAGGGCTGCGCTTATCCTGTCTTCGGTCTGTAAAATAGGCGCCCGGCCTTTGACACTCGGGTACCAAAGCCGGGCGTGAAAGGTGCCGGACTCATTCCACCCGCCGGGGATTGTCGGCTGATAGGTCAGATACGGCAGTTCTGCGCCGGGAGGGATATTATCTTCCAGATAGCCCGGGATGCCAAAGGCGTTGAAAAACGTGTTCAGCGCCCGGTTGATGCTCTCAGACGGTCCCATTACGGCAGCACCGCCTTTTTGCACTTGACGGCCCGCAGGCCCATGCCGGATTCTTCCGGAGCGCTGCCTTCATCGACTGTGCTCGTCGCCTGAAAAATCTGCCCGTCGCTCACCCGCTTGACGTAGTCCGGGAAAGCCAGAGGCACACCGGAGTTGACCAGCAGCGTATAGGTGGACGCTGTAGCCGCCTGCTCTGCAACCTGAGCCTCCACGGTGGTATCGTGGCGCTCTACGGCCTCAAATTCCGGGCCGTCCGTCCAGCCAGAGACAAAGCCGCCGACGCCGTCAGGCTCATAGCTGCGGGTCTGAAAACGGTATTTTTTGGTGAAGCTCTGCATCACGGTGGATGCAGCGAACGAATTGACCATGTCACATCTTCCTCCACTGATTGATCTCGGATTTATAGCGGGTCTTGCCGTCTGCAGGTAGCCCGTCCGTGCCTGTAGCCATCGTGCCGGACCACCCGGCAAAGGACTGGGACACATACACGCCGCCGGACGGGAGCGCCTTGTCGTATGCGTCGATTTTTTCGGCCAGCGCGGCAAAGGCAGGCGGCACACGCATAGGCTGCACCGTGCCGTTAAAGGTCTCTGCCATCAAATCACCGTCCCCTGCCTTGTGTACTCCATCGTTGAAGATAGAGCCGCACACGAGGAAATACTGCCCCGGGACTACCCCGGCGGGAACGGTATCTGGCTCAAAAGCAAACTCCCCTGCAATGGGGTCGTCTGCCCGGTCAAAGAAATTGTGCGTCAGTGCGCACAGCTCAGGGACGGTCATTGGGCGCCTCCTCCTCAAAAGGGGCGATTACTCGCCCGGGGTGATAGTCTGGACAGAGATGCCGTCCAGATACTCAGCAAACAGGGTCATGCCCATGACGGCGAAGCTCTCAGAGACTGCGGTGTGGTAGTTGCCCTGAGTGTGGAAGCCGATGAGGTTGCTTGCCTCGCCCGCAGTGGTGTAGACCAGACCGGCCTTGGAAAAGTCGCTGTCGGCGGGGTCAACATAGTACAGGACGATGTTGTCCACCGGGGTTGCGATGACCTTTCCTCGCGCGATTTCTCCGCTGGAAAGCAGGAAGATGGTGTTGTATCCCATGAAGTCCTTGATGTACTGGAAGCCGAACTGGTTCTGGACAGTGATGTTGGCTGCGCCCAGGTACTCGTACACATCCAGAATGTTTGCGAAGCCCACGACGCCGGTGACGGTGCGGTGCATGTTCTTGAACTTGTCCTCAACGCTGCCCTTGGCCATCGCCAGAGCCATCTGGAAGGTCTTGGGGGTGCCTTTCAGGGTGCCGGTGTTCAGGTACTTGTAAAAGCGGTCGGTGACGTTCGCGGTCAGCTGGTACAGGAACTCGTCATCGGTCTTCTGAACGGCGACATCGTAGCCGTACTTCTTGATGGCTTCCAGCGAGACGGCTTTGGCGAACTTTTCGACAGTAATGTCAGCATAGGTCTTTTCTTTGACGGTGAACTTGCTGTAGGGGATTTCCTCGCCCTCAGCAACAGTGCCGATCTGAAGCGTACCCTCGGCGTACTTGCTCTTGAGGGTAGTGCCGGGCTGCATCCGAATGGGGCGCATGATGCCCATGATGTCGCGCAGATGCTGCCAGTTGCGCTGGAAGCGGGTGACGAAGTCGATTTCTCGGGGGTTGATGGTAATGTCGGTAGTTACGATAAGGTTTTCTTTTGCTGCCATGTGTTATTCCTTTCCGCCGCCCGTGAAAAGGTCGGCATTTGCTGCAATCGCGGCCTGGCGTTCGTCAGCGTCCTTGATTGCAAAAATTTGGTCTTTGGTCATTTTGGAGCCGGTGTTGGTGGGCGGGGTGTCCACCTTTGCGCCGGTGGTCGTGGTTGTCGCCACAAAGTCGCCCCATACGTCTTTCTGGCTGTCCATGAACTTCTTTGCGTCCTTGACCTTGCCGTTCTCGTCCAGCTCCAAAGCATCGATGTCCGCGCCGGTCATTTTTACAACGCGGTCAAAGTGCTTTTCCAGCACGCCATTGTCCTTCAGCAGCTGCTTGTATGCCGCTGCTTTCGTGGCCCGGGTGTCCTTCTGGGTCTGCTGGGCCTTGTAGTCGGTCAGCGCCTTTTCGGCGGCCTGCTTGTCGCCATTGGCTGCATCCCGGTCCTTCTCGGCCTGTGTGCGGGCTGTTTTTTCTGCATCCAGCTGGTCTTTGAGTTCGTCCGTCTCCTTGTGCAGGGCATCCAGAATGGCTTTTGCCTTGTCATCGTTGGAGGTTTCGGGGTTCTCCAGAATCGTGCGGATGTCAGCTCTTTTGAGTGCCATGTGATAGTCCTTTCCGCCCTTGCTCGGGCTGCCATGCTTGGCAATAAGGTTTATTTTCCGGACGTGCTGCCGGTGTGGTGCCGCCTGTGGGGCTTGAACCCACGGCCCCCGGATTACAAATCCGGCGCTCTGCCAACCTGAGCTAAAGCGGCACAAAAAAACGGCTGACGCTGTGCGCCAACCGCTGAATATTTAGTTTTAGAGCGAAAATTCACAGTCTGTGTCCGTCGGATAGTCCTGCGCTTCGGACGGAACATAGACCAAAACAGAAATTTTGGCTTTACCCTCGCCGTATGTGTTATCACACATCTCCTGAAGCGCTTTGCGCGCCTGAACACCAGCCGCAAACAACTCTTCGACTTTTGCAGCCTTGGGCTTGTTCTTTTCCTTCACCTCAAGCATCTGCTTTTTGATTTCTTCAATTCTTTCGGCAGACTTATGATAAAGTCTTTCTGCGTTTTCCTGCATTTTCACAGCAACTTCAAGCTGTGCGCTCAAGTTTTCAAGCTTTGTCATCCTTATGCCTCCTTGTTCCCTTCTTCCACCGCGATTTCTCGCAGCTCGTCAATGTGATTCTCCACCGCCGGGCGGAGAAACGGGCGGGGAGCCATGCCCCGGGTAAAGTGCCACTTGCCGTTGAAGTCTTTCCAGACCCACGGCGTTTTGCGCCCGTTGCCTTTCTCGGCAAAGATGCCCGTGCCAAGCTCAACGTAGACGCTGTAAAAGAGATTTGATCCGATGGTCACGGTCTTTTTTGCAAGGTCTACGGCGTAGGTCAGGCTCTGCTTGAGCGCTCCGCCCACATAACCCTCAATGCCCGTGCTGTCTTCTGTGCCGGGTGGCGCAAGCAGCTGGGCGTAGTCCTGCACCTTCATGCCCCAGTTGGTCAGCACCCGCTCCGCCCATGAGTCCAGCGCCTCACGCAGCTGCGGGGTGTTGTCGGTGAATTTGATGTCGTAGTTAAAGTTCATGGTTCACCCCTCGGTTCTCGCTTTTTCTTTAAGATGCGACCGCACTCAGGGCAAAAATTCGGATACCAAACGGCTTCATCGTTTCCCCACGATTTCAAATAGCACTTTTTTGCTTTATCAACACCAATGCTTAAAAAATCGCCAACCCCACTGTCAGCAATATTTTCTTCATGCATTTGGCTTGTATCACAGTACTTGCACATTTACTTTTTCTTCTTTCTGGAAATGTAACCAATCCACGCATTTCCCTGGTCAAAAGTAACGCCATACGGCTTTGTTGTTAGCTGCATTAACTTGTCCCAGTCGCCGCGAGACATTCCTTTGAAATCAAATGCAACTTTTGGGCCTTTTTCCCAAAATGTTGTCATGTAAGGTTCAGAACCATCACCAGTTCTGTATTTGTTAAGGTCAACGCCAACTTGCTTTTTCACAAAGTCAATGGTTTCGTTGTGTGATTTCTTATATCTCGAATTGTCAACAATAGTCGCAAGCTTTCTTTGCCGTTCTGCTTCAACTTTTCTGTCGTCTGTTATCCAGCGGCCATTTACAAATGATTCAAACTTGTGCTCATCAGCGCTTCCGCCGCCCGCTCTCGCGGAGCTGCCCGAACCTCTTTTACTCACGGTAGTGCCTCCTTTCGCATTGAAATGGCTTGAACTTGGTCATAGCCCGTCGAAATTTCATGGCTATTTCTTACGCTTCCACGATTTTGTAGCGCCGTCCCAAGAAAGGCCGTGTTCTTTCGCTTCTGCTCGCATACTGTAAGTCTGGCCGCTGATAGACTGCACCTTGTCCCAGTTGATGCCGAAAGACTTTCCATCAACAGCGCCCGCCTGAACATTGTACGTCAGATAGTTGGTTTTGTTGGTTTTCGCGGTCTTTTCTTTTGTGTCTGGCTGTGCATACTCGAATGTTAAGTTGCCCTTTCCGTCCGTGGTAGCTTCCAGTACCTCTGTATCATACCGTCCACGTTGCCACCCACGGCCCTCAATGTAGCGGGCCTCTATCGTTCTTTTTGCGCCGCCTGCAATGGCACCATCTTTGCTACCGCCCATGCGGGTGCTGCCGGAGCCGCTACCTCTTTTGCTCATATCGATACTCCTTCCGTTCAAATTCAAACGGCTTGATTTTGGTCACGTTCCAGTCAAACTCTGCCGGACACTTGCCGTACCACAAAATACCGCTTGGTTGCAGCACTTCCAGCGCCTTGCGGCAGTGTTTGGCAAAGCACTCTGCTTCGTACGGGTCAGATTGCGTGCCGTGGCTCGAAATGCTCACGATGGCGTTTCTGGGTTCTCCGTCAAAACACCAGTCATAACTTTGCTCGCCGCACCAGCAAAGCGTTGGAATGACGTGGATGCCGTGCGCCTGCCAGTATGCACCCAGCCAGTGCTTTTTGTAGTGCATGAAAAGCTGCACCGCAAGCGGCATATCGCTGTAAAGCGAAAAATCCGGCGAACATACCGCGCCGAACTGCTGCAAAAGGGGAATGTATTTGTCAGGGTTGTTCCAGAACCGTTCAAACTGATAATCGTCCTTGTAAAAATGTACGCCTTTTGTGGCCTTGTCTTTGGCTGTCAACGCATAATTGACCGGGATCCATTCCAGCTTGTCAATGCGGATGTCCGTTTCCGGCTTGATTTCAGGGATGCCATACTTGCCAACACCCGGAAAAATCATTTTCTCGGTGTTTTCCATCGGCAGAATCACGGTTCATCCCTTCTTTCTTTTTCTGAATCCTTCCATTGTCCTAATAAGGCGTTTGTGTGCTCCATGCGGCTTTGCGCCATTTCCGTAGGAAGGCCGCGCGTGTTTTGGCTTAACGTAACCACACGGGGGCTTAAAATCACGGCAAAAGTTCAAGAAAAAGTCGTCGTTGATTACGACAATCCCAAACTTCTTATTCTTCATGCTTTGCGCTCTCCTTTCTCCGTTTTCGCTCTTCCGCCCACCACATTTGCTCTTTCTCCTTGCCGCCCTTGGATTTATACCACTCGGTGTAATCCATGATGGGGGTGACTTCTTTGGTCACATTGTCCCTCTGCATGGCGTTCTGCCGGGGATACTTGCCCAGCGCAGAGGACAACACACAGCGGCAGTGGTAGACCATCTCCGGGGCGGCGTTTGGGTCTCCGGGCCGCTGAATCTCGTAACCCATGACCTTGAACGGCTCGTCAAGCTCTGCCGTCTGCTGGTCAAGCAGGCGGTGCATCTCACGGGTGCGGTAGTCGTGGGTGGAGTTCCAGCGCTTTTTGACCTCGATGCCCAAAGCCTGGGCGTTGCGCATCTGCTGCAATGCCCCTGCATTCTGGGCACTGGTGAGGGCCGTGATGGCGTTGTTCATGGCCCAGTGGATCTCTGTATCAGCCATGCCGTTGACGGCCTGCACGGCGATGTCGTGGACGCTCTTGCCCTGCACGATGCCCTGCATGACGTAGCGGTTGAACACCCGGGCGTCATAGGTGCGGTTGCTCTCGCTCTTGATGCGCTTGTTGGGCACCATGCGGGGGTTCGCTTTCAGCAGGAGCTTGACCGCTTCGGTGTTGTACAGGGTCAGCCCGAACGTCACGCCTGCGGCCTGTTCCAGCTCGTAGAAAGCCCAGTTTGCGCCAAAGGAAAAGATGTTGTATTGCTCGTCCCGGGCCAGCTTGTAGGCCGTCTCTTGGGCTGTGGTGCAGGTCTGGGTGATGCCGTCCAGCTTGGCGTGCATCAAATCGGACTGAAAGACCTGATTTTGCAGCCAGATGCGGTAATCGTCCTCGGTGATCTCTCCTGTATCCAGCTGCGCCCGCTTGCGCTCGTCCAGTGCTTTGTACTTTGCCAGAAACTCGGTCAGCTGCTCCTGCATCTCCCGGCGGGCAGTGCCGTACACCCGGAGGATGCGGCGGCGCAGGCGGTTCAGCTGGCGGGTAGAGATACGGTCACGGTCGTTCATTGTTTTCCCCGGCGGGTTCCCATTTGATGTTTCCGAGTTCGTCAACGCCTACTGCGCGGACTTTTGGCATGTCCCAATCAATCGTGGTCGGCTGCATCAATTCGACTGCATTTGCAAACCGCTCCAAAAGTTTCCTGTCGTTTTTGTCCAGCTCAATAACAAACTTGCCGATGATGTTTTCAGCCATCGTCTTCGTCCTCCTCGTCGTCCACGGTCTCCCGTGTTGCGCTCTCAGCCATCAGCGCGGCCTTGGCCTGCTCCTTTTGTTCCGGGGTCAAGTTGGGCAGCAGGTCAATGGCCATGTCCTGCCCGATGATGGCGGCCTCGGAAATCACTGTGCTGACCTGCTCTGCGGTGTTGGACACGCGCACATGGGTGTACTGTGGCTTTGCATCTGGGAGGCCAGCAATTTTTAAAATTTGTCGCACAAATTTTGTGACCTGATTCTCGAAATCCCGAGCATTTTCGTCCAGCGGCTGATACGCTGCTTCCAGATGGTCGTTGGTGCTGCTGGCGCTTACGCAGTGCACATCCAGAGCGCCGAAATCCTCATACATGGAGCTGTGCAGGCGGGTGAGCAGTGCTTCCCGGCCCTGCGTGGGAATTTCTTGCGTGTAAGGCTGTACGCTGTTGTCCGTTCCGTTGTTGGAGATATTTGCGATATGGTTATAGCGCAAGCGCTGCATAAACTGGCGAAGATCGTCGTCTTTCATCCCGCCGTAGTTAGTAATGACCCAGTAGACTTGCGCACACTCGCGCAGGTCGTCGCAGAAGCCGTTCACGATCAGGTCGATGTTGTCAATGTACCCTTTGAGGTTTACAAGGGTACTTTGCTTTCGTGCTCCGTTCCACAGCGGTACGATAGGCAGCGCGCCGTAGCTTTCGCCTTCAACGCTTTCGATGCCACCGCCAGGCGTTGTGACGGTCTTGGTCTTGTAGGGCTTTTGTCCCTCTTCCTCGTGGAAAATGTGCACGTCTCGGCTTTCTTCGCTGTATTTCGTGTAACCGCTTTCTTCGTACAGCACCGCGTGCATAGGCTTGTCTGGCTGCAAGCGCCAGAAGTAAACGCCGGCTCTCAGTGTGCCGTCCATCTCGTCGTATAGCGGGGCAAAATCGGTCAGCTTGAAAATATCAAGATGGTCCGCGTTCCAGAATCCAAAGCTTTCGCCGTGAATGCAGGCCAGATAACCAAGCCGGTAAAGCTGATCGTCAAAGCTTTCGCCCAGCGAGGCTTTTTCTTCATCTGCATCCGGCAGCGTGATGCCGTTTGCAAGGCTGTATGCCACGCGTTGGACGTTCAAACGGTGAAACGCATTGGATTTGACTGTATCGGGCCGGGGGTTCTTTTGCGCAATGTTGTGTAGCTTAAGGTCGATGTCTGCCATTGCGTCCAGAAAACGATCAATGCCGCTGTTCAGCTGCATATCGTACCGGTCTGCGTCCTTGGCCATTTTGTAAGGAGCACTGGAAACGTGCTCTGCGATAAAGCTACGCACAAAATCCGCTTTTGCAGCGGGGTCATTCAGCACAGCTTCTAAGTCCTGGTATGTTTTCACGTTTTCAGCTCCTTATGCACCCGGCTCTCGCCAGATGGATTCACAGGCATACCGCACTGCGTCGATGTGGTGGTTATCATGGTCAGGGTAGCCGGGCAACGGGTCGCCATTTTTGTCCGCATCGTATTCATACTCCGTAAACTCCTTGAGGGTGTCCGGGCATTTCACGGGGTCTATCACGATTGAGATGGACTGTAACCACTTGATGCCCTGTCCAACGCTGTTGGGGCCTTTGATGGCGGGCAAGCAGGTGATGCCCCACTCTGTATAATCGCCGCAACTCTTATTTTCGGCGCTGTCTGCAGTCAGGCGCTCAGTCTCAGAGTCTGCCATAACCTTGCGCTCCTGCAGCATTCTAAATGTGTCCTCGTTGCGTGTGCGCCGCACGGTGATCTCATCGTAAATGTACAGGGTTTTCCGGGCTGCATCGTAGCTCATGCAGTTATAGGCGTAAGGGTCTGGATACCATCCCCAGTCTACGCCGTGCAGCTTGCGCTCAAATTTGCCCGGGTCAATGTGCTCGGCCTTGATGTTTGTAAAAATCTCCTTGCCGCAGCCGGTCACCTCACCCAGATACTCGTGGTTGTAGGCGATCAAGTTGCGCTGCTTCAAGTCCTCCGCATCATCCAGAAAACGGCGGCCCAGCCACTCCTGCGGCACCATTGTGTAATCCGAATGCTGAACTATTTTGCGGTCTCGCACTTCCAGCGCGTACCGGTTTGCCCAGTTGCGGGGGGAAGCAGGCGGGTTAAAGCTTTTGAATGTAAACGAAAAATCACCGCCGCGCAGGCAGCTTTGCTCCACGTTGCGGATCTGCTCGGGGCCGTCGTACTGGTCAAGCTCTTCAAACCACAAAATGCCGATGTAACCATGTGGCAGCTTGATTGATTTGATCTTTCCGGGGTCATCCAGACCGAAAAAGAGAATCTTCTGACCAGTGTTTCGGTTGGTCATTTCCATTGGGGAAACGGTGCACTTCCACAGGCCCGGTTCCAGTTGATCGGCTGCCCACTGCATTTGCGCATAGACCGAAGTGCGCAAGGTGTTTCCAACCTTACGCACGCACACGGCGTTTGCATTCGGGTGCAGTTGTAACAGTTTTAGGATACCAATGCTGCAAAAGCTGGATTTTGTGGAGCCGCGCCCGCCCTTTTCCAGTGCTTCATCTGCTTCGCCGCGCATGATCTTTTGCCATGTCGGCAGAAACTGCGGGGCCAGCAGCTCAAACAGCCGGTTTTCGTTGGCGTTGGGTATAACCGTTTTTTCTTCTGGCTTTTCCTGTGCTTTGTCCCAGCCGAAATTAAACCTCAGGCTAAATTGAGCGCCGTTGTTTCCGTCACGATCGAAAAGACGTTCTTCGGAATACTGCTCGCATCGGGCTTTTGCGCGCGTAATCGTGTCAAGGAATTCCTTCTTGCCTTGGTAGTCAAGTAAAGACTGCCGGGATGTAAACCCCAACGCCAGCGCCAGACCGGTGACCGTAGGCGGGTGTGCATCGATGCGGATCTCCTTGCCGTACTTGTCAAAGGTCGGGGTGCCGTCCGGCTGATAAAGTGGAGCGCCCTTGCAGTCCTCAAAATACCGGTCGATTTTTTCCTGCATCTCTTCTGCCGTCTTATACTTTGGCGGTGCGCCAACAGGATTCTTTTTTTTGTAGGCCACCGCCACCACCTCTCTAAACTCATGCAAAAGAAAAACCGCCCGGAAAATCCGAACGGTCAGAATATCAAAATAAGAGGCCTTGCTTGTCGGGTGCAAAGCCTCTGCGCCCGGAACTTTCGCGGCCGGATGCCCCGCTATTGCACTCCCCGCTCTCGTCAGATCATGCAAGCACTCCCGGCAGGGCTCGAACCTGCAACATGCGGTTTTGGAGACCGCTGCTCTACCACTTGAGCTACCGGAGTATAAAACACCGCCCTTGGACTCGAACCAGCCAACAATATCTCAGCTGACACGCGCTCCGTACTGCGCTCAGGCGGCCATATAAAACAGCCCTGGTTCTCCGCCAGGGCTGTTGTTTGACGCACATCCCGTCGGGAAGTCTACCCACACCCTCAGGGATTCAAAGCTTTCTCTCGTGGCACGGGAGGTTAAGCGTGCAGCTTTGTGGGGGATGAGTCCATGCGCCATACGGCGCGAGGTTACGGAGTCGAACCGTTCCACAAAACTGCCAGCCCTGTTATGTGGCTTCCCAAACCTCGCATAGAAGCAGCCCGCAAAACGGTGAAGGAGAACAGGAAAGCATGAAAACCTGTCACAAGGAAGGAACCGTTCTGGGGGCTGCGTGGCAAGCGGCTACCGCTTAGCGCTGAACCGCTTATTAGAATTTTACATCCAAGCTTGCAGACTTGAAAAGAGCTGACCCCTCCCAAAATTACGCTGTGTTTTCTTGTGCATGTTGTACACTTTGCACGTCAGAAAACTCGTCCCATATCTCGGCCAGGGCCATGCATCCGCGTTTGATTCGCCGGTAGACCACTTCTGCCCCGCACACGCCGACTTCTTTTGCGATTTCTTTGTGAGACCTGCCCATGATATAGTGCTCGCAAATCGCTTCGGCGCATTCCGGCTCGGCTATCAGGCAGTATGCCCGCCGGGTGGCCTCGACACGCAGATTGCACAGGTCCGTCTCCATCCTCTGAAGCTGTCGGCGCTCGGTGTCCAGCTGCTCTACGGCGAAGCCCACCTTGTCCCCATTGCCACCACCCGCAGGCATCCCGCTCAGGTTCTGGGTGCATTTTTCTGCCACGTCCCGGATGCGCTGTATTTTTTGCTTTTGGACTTCGATAGCCGCCGCAAGGTCCCGGCACTGCTGAAACCACGCCTTGACGGTGCGGTAATCCACGCCGCTGTCAGGCTTCGGTGTGTCGGTGTCAGGTGTCCATGTGCGAATCATTGGCATGCCTCCTGTAGTAATCCATATCGACAGCCTGCCCACAAGAGCAGCAGTATGCAATGTTCTTGTCGTCATTCATGTACAGGTTGGTCTTTCCGCATTCCGGGCACTCCCAGCATCCATGCGGCACGTCATCCATGTTCGGCCACCGAATGCGTTGCTTCTCAAGTGCTGCTTCAATGTCTTTTTTACTCTGGGCAAAGTATGAAACATCGCCCGGCGCGATTTGGAATCTAACACAAATCTGTCTAAAATTACTGTCCCAGATTTCGATGCACAGTTCGGTTAGGACGCCCAAAAGAAAAATCATGATGCCGAATCCGCCGACGTAGCAAAGCGTTGCACCGATGACGATAAACGCTTGATTCATCGCTTCTCCTCCATTTCTTCAATCTCGATTTCCACCCGGGGCTGTTTCCGATCAAGCTCCACCCGGCTGCCATCGTGGGCGGCAACGATCTTGCTGTTGTCGTCTTCCAGCACGCGGGCTTTCACCAGAATGTCTGTAGTCGCCTCGATGAGGTTTGCCAGATCGACCCGGCGGGCGGTTTTCATGTAGTAAACGCACCTCACGTTCACGCGGGCAGAAATGGGGCTACGCGGCCTTTTGATTTGCCGCAGACAGTCCGTCTCATAGTCCACGTATGCCTTGCTGGGGGCCACAAAACGCCCGCCTGAGCGGCTTTTAAGGATGCGGGCAGAGTTTTTCTTGGTGCGTGGGTCGCCGTAGAGGGTCATGTGCATCATAGCTCACCCCACTGTTCAGCCATTGCTTTTGCGATTCCCGGAAATGTTTTGGCTCTGTTCTTCGCCCGATCAGTCGTAAACATTCCCTTATTTTTTGCATCGTGTTTATGACTATACGAGCCGGACGGACACCATGTAGCAACAGGCTCTACAATGTTAATTGGGGTCAACGGCGGCAGACCCTTGAGCCAAAGACAGGTTTTTTTGGTGTATGGGTGACCAAACTGATACGGCTGAACACTCTGCGCATACTTCGGCAGGCAGAATACCCGGCTTGGCACTGGGTTCTCTATGCAAATCCGTGGAACATCTGCCCACCAGAAACGCATGAACAGGTCTCGGCCTTGAATGCCAAGCATCACACGGTCTGCCTGAAGCTCATGCCCTTTCCAAAGATGCCTTGCTCCGGCGTTGCTTAGATAAGTGCAGGGCGGGTGTGCAATGAGCAAATCCCACTTGCCGACTTCATGCGCCACGCCGTCCATCGTCACGACTTGCCCCCCCTCCAGAGCCTTGAGCGCATCTCCAAGAATATGCCACTCGGGATGCCCGCCGGACGGCTCCTGAATATCACAAGAGTAGGCTTCGTGGCCTTTTGCCCGAAACGCCTTGCATACTTCCTGCGATTCCTCGCAGGCGATAAGCACTTTCATCTGTCCGCTCCTCCGTTCGCTCCCATGTACTTCTTGCGGCCCAGCTCCCGGTGACGGTCCTCGTGGTCGTAGTGGTAGACTTTGCCTGTGTCCAGCATCTCTCGGGTGTAAGCGGCCTCCGCTTCCCGCTGTCGCTTGAACTCAGCGTATTTGAGGCAGCTGTCGTGGCATACCGGGTGCCGTGCAAGGCAGTCTTTACACGGTGTCATCGTCATTTTTCGCGTACCTCGCTTCCAACCGCTGCTTCCAACGGCTCATTTTGGGCTCTGCCTTTTCGCCGCACTTGCTCATAAATGAGTGGTAGTTCAGATTGTCTTCCAGCAAAAGTGCGTCAATGCAGTTCATGACATCGCCGATTTCTTCTTCCAGCGACTCCCAGCATTCGGGAATAGTCTTGGGAGTCGGGTTTGAGTCATCCAGCGCCCGGCGCAGCTTGAGCGCCGCCTGTGCGGCCTCTGCCAGCTCTTCTGCCATCTGGGCGAGAATTTCGCCCTGTGAAAGATGGTCTATGATTTTAGCCATTTTTCAGCACCTCCGTCCTCACCGGCTTGATGTCCCGATACTCGGGGTAATGGTCGCCCGCCAGCTGGCAGGCCCGGAACTCTGCCGCAAACTGACTCGCGGCGTTGATGCGGTATGTAAGCGCCGCGTTCCCGTGCGGGCCGCTGCACTCTACAATGACTTTGTATCTAGGCATTTTCGTCCTCCGTTCTGGTTTTCCTGCCCGAGAAGCTTTCTTTCTGCCTTGGACTTGAGCATCCGGGTGCGGGCAGCAAGGCAGTGCTTCGCCAGCATCCGCTCACCCTGGGCCTTTTCGATGGCCTTTTTCCACGCCGGGAGCAGCTGGCTCTGCCAGCTGCACTCCGAAATCACCTCGTGGAATGTCTTATAGGCCATCTCATCCGGCACATCCTTGAGCGATGAGTTCGCCCAGATCTCCGCGATACTTGCGCGGTTCTCTGCGGTCTGAGGCCGTCCAAAATAAGCCTCAGCGTCCGCAAGGAGCTTTGTCATCATCTCCACTGTCACGGTTTCACCCCCTTGAAAATATTTGCGTATGCTTCTGCGGTGCTTTCTGTGGCTTGCTTCCCGCGAGGCTGCTCTTGTCGGTGCTGCTCATTCGCTGCCACGTCCCCCGGGGTGCGTATCCCGTCCCGCTGCCAGCCAGACAGGATGCCGTTGATGTAGTTCCACGAGCGTTTGCCAGCTTCTGCGGCCTTGTCGATCGCCAGCAAAATCATCTCCGTGCTGTACTCCTGCCGCCATTTTTGCAGTTTTTCCAGTGCCGAACGCGGGAAGTCACCGATAGCCCGCTGGTAATGCTGAACGATTTTTGATAACTCCATATCAACGGCGGCGGTGTTATCGCGCTTTACAACATCTACATCCCCATCTACATCTACATCCCCATCTACATCTACATCTCCATTTACATCTACATCTACAGTTATTTTTGTTATGTCGTCATTAACATTGTTATCGTTTGTTATTTTTGTTATGTCGTCAGGCTTTCCCCAGCGCTTTGCCATACCGCGTTTTCCGGCGTTGCTGCGTTTCTTGCGGGTTTCATCCCATTTTTCAGACGCCCGTTTTACGTCGCTGCACATAAATTTCCAGTTGCCCCGCATCCCGCGGTCTGAAAATTCGGGCTCTTCTCCGGTTTTTGCATACCGTGCAAGAGCTCGCATCAACTGCCCAACCTCTGCGTCGGAGTATTCTTCTAACGCGTCGAACCAGCTCAGATACGCCACAAATGACTTTTTATCGTCCTGTGCCACTCAATCACCTCCTTTGCGCGCCCGTATAGCCAGATAGCGCAGCTCTCGGCTTAGAACGGGAGATCTTCGCTGTCGTCGATGACCGAAAAGTCGTCTGCGCTGCCCTGCGAATACTCCGGTACGCTCTGAGGCTTCTGCGGGGCGCTGTGAGCGGTGTTTGCTTCGCGCACATGATTTTCCGTCTGCTGGTCGAAATCGCGCACAGTGGGCTTCTCTGCGGCCTTTCCGCCGCAAAAGCTCACCTGCGACGCAAGAACCTCGGTGGCCGTGCGGTTGTTGCCGTTCTTGTCCTGGTACTGACGGGTCTGCAAGCTGCCTTCGACTGCGATCATGCTGCCCTTCTGGAAATACTTGGAGACGAACTCGGCGGTCTGCCGCCACGCGGTGATGTCGATAAAATCGGCCTTGCGCTCTTCGCCCTGCCGGGCAAAGCTGCGGTCAACCGCGATGCGGAAGCTGCACACGTTGGTGCCGTTCTGGGTGGTCTTGAGCTCCGGGTCGTAGACCAGACGGCCCATCAGCGCAACAACATTAAGCATGAGGCACACCCTCTTCCTCGGCGTCGCCAGCGCCTACCTCGTAGTCGATGTTGGCGCCCATCAGGACCTCCGGACACTCGGCGCGGGCAAAGTAAGCGGCGGCGCGGTACTTGAGCATCATTTCGGTCATTTTGGGCCAGTAGCTGCCATTCTTGTTCCACCACCCGGCGTCTTTCGCCATCTTGACCGTGACTTTCGGGCCTTCAACCTTTTCGCCAGTGAGCTTGTCCACGCCGATCAGGCGGCAGCCCCAGTTGTCAGTGCCTTCTTCGCCTTCCATACGGTAGCGGGTGCGGCCTGCAAACTGGCCGCTGTTGTCGATGAGGGCTTTGCAGCTCTTGCCGCTCCATGTGGGCATACCATGGACGACGTAAAGGTTCTGCATGACGAAAAGGTGCGAGACACCCATGCGAAGAGCCATCTCGCAGGCGATAGCGCACGCGCCGGGATTGCCGGTGTAGGTCTGGGGCAAGAAGCCCTCGGGAAGCTGCGCCATCGCGGCGGCTTTGGACTTTGCAAGCATCCAGTTGCGCTCGTCAATGGTCAGGCCCTGAACCTTCTCGGCGTAGCTCTGACGCGGCGACTGAGCGGGTGCAGCGGGCGCAACAGGCGCAGGCACCTCGACACTCTGGACGACAGCTGCATTCTGGTTGAGCATCTCGATAGGGGTCTGGTTTTTCTCAGGCATGATGAATTTCCTCCTCGGTAAATTTAATATCGATGATATTTGCATAACGCTTGATGGCGTCAAGCTCGGATTTGGTGCAGCGGAAGACGAGCTTCCGGTCACGGGGTTCTTCTTTGCGAGTGAAACGGGCGAAGAAATCGTCATCGTACTCGTCCGGTGTGTAACCATCTCCGTAAGCGGCACCCGGTTTGACGAGGCTGATGGTGTATGGGTTCTGTGCCGGGCCTTTGTAGTTGTCCGGCATCCCACGAATGACAGCTTCCCGTAGCATGGTGCGATACTCGGTCATGTAACAAAAATCTATGGATTCATACGGCTCAGGCATGATTTCCTCACCAGCAGCGGCATGAACGATGTCGATGAGGCACATAAGCTCACCGACCCGGCGATAAATCGAGTCGATGGTGCGGCGCGTCTCAAAATCACTCAGTTGATGACTCCGAGCAAAGCCGGTGAACAGAGCCACAGCATAGTTGACGTCGCTGGTGAGCTTGTTGCCGGTGCTGATAAGCCGGAACAGCACATTGTCATTCCCGACGTACTGGAAAATGCCCTCGGCCTTGTTGGAAAGGTCTTTGATGCGGGCTCTGCGGGCTAACGTCTGACTCATGTGTATTACCTCCCGTAAATCTTGCGGCCCGAAGAATCCAAGACGTCGATATGGTCATAAAGCGGCCAGTTTTCGTCCGCCCAATGCTGAGCCTGCACACTTGATAACACGGGGTCAAAGCCGGCAAAAACCAGTTTATCGCATCTGCCAGAATCCCCTTTATGGTAAGCATGGCAGCAGAACGAAACCTGCTGTTTTTGAGCTTCGTCCCGATGGATGTGCCGCAACCGCTCCGGCTGGCGCTTATGCCAGCGAATCTCTGCGGCTCGCATATATCTACCGTTCATATTCCTGCTCTCTTTTCGTATACCGGCCTTTCTTTTTGCAGTAACGGCGAAGCGGAGGGAGACAGTCAACCTCCGCACGATCAATGCGCTCCTGCTCAAAAATGTACTTGTACGGACGCCTTTTTTCATGGCGTCGGTGTCCAACGGAAGACACAAAGCTGTTGGCGGTCTTGTATCCAAGCTTCGCAGCGCACATGGCGGACGTTCCCGCTGCCACTACCTCGCCGGTCTTGGCGCTGTACACGGTGTACCATGTGATATAGTGGATGTAATCAGCCATGTGCGACATCCTCCGCATCGTGGAGAGCTGTGAGCAGCCCATCTGCTGCCGCGCTATAGACCTCTGATTTTTCCCGGCAGATGACCCGCAGCCAGATGTCTCCCGTGAGCGCGGACTCCGTTGCAAGCCGCGTGGCTGTTTTCAGGTGCTCTTCGGCCTGCTGCCGAATCAACTCTTCCAGCTTCATGCGCCCTTCTCCTCATCCTGCGGATACTCCGGGTTCCGGGCATGGTTGCGGACGATTTTGCCGTAGCCGCTGCGCTTATACCGTTTGTTGTCCTCATACATCCCATAAAACGACATTGCCAGCCCGGCAGTGGATGCAACAATAATCCAAGGTGCGGCATGCGCAGCCTCGGCGATGTCCCAGCCGCCCCAGTAGGTCAGCGCAACGGCCAGCCAGGAGCAGGTCCAGCGCAACACCTGCACCGCGCCGATGATTGCCAGCAAAGCCAGCCCGTCCAGCGCTAAGATGAGTCGAAAATTCATCGGTTTCTTTCTCATTCTCTCGGTTCCTCCTTTGTATAAACCTTTTCGAGCTTGTAAAAGTCCTTCACCCACGCCATAAAACCGGCGCGTGAGATGTCCGGGCAAGGCTCTTTTGTTCCTACGGACGGAATCGCCCAGCTGGTAAACAGCCCCGCCTGGATCTGTGCTCCCAAGACCTTTTCGGTCTTTGAAATGTTGTTGTCCCGAAGGATCTGGACGCATTCGCCTATCGTAAGACTCGGCTTCTGCATGGCATGCTCCTTTCTTGCAATTTGGTTTTGCAGTGCTTTTTCACGGCTCTGCTTCCGCGAACTCACCATTTTCGAGCGTGTACCAGACGTTTTCCTTGATGTGAGCGCCGTCTACTTTTGCCATCTTTGCCCACAGCATATTGCCGTCATCGTCGTACTCAGTCAGCACCAGATAGCAGCCCAGAATGCCCCGTGCCTTACTGTGTGCGCCGTTTGCGACTGCGACATTGTCTTTTCCATCCGCTTTTGCTCTGCAATAAGCCCCAGTGGCTGCCGCCGTACTGTAATTGCCGCTGGAACCAGCCGTACTGTAATTGCCGCTCGAACCAGCCGTACTGGAATAGCCGCTCGAACCAGCCGTACTGGAATCGCCGCTCGAACCAGCCGTACTGGAATAGCCGCTCGAACCAGCCGTACTGGAATCGCCGCTGGAACCAGCCGTACTGTAATTGCCGCTCGAACCAGCCGTACTGTAATTGCCGCTGGAACCAGCCGTACTGTAATAGCCGCTCGAACCAGCCGTACTGGAATAGCCGCTCGAACCAGCCGTACTGTAATAGCCGCTCGAACCAGCCGTACTGGAATAGCCGCTGGAACCAGCCGTACTGTAATTGCCGCTCGAACCAGCCGTACTGTAATTGCCGCTCGAAAAATGTTCTTTGCCCTTCACCCGATTAAAAACGGCATTCACCTCAGCTTTTACCAGCCCTGCAAAATTTACCTCACCTTTCACCGTCAGCTCAGTGCAGGCCAACTTACTGTCCTCTACGCTTTTATCCACGTTCCCGCCGCACTCGACCTCAAAAAAGCGCGGGCTATCCTTCAACGGGTAGTAGTGCAGCACATCCAGCGGGTTCTCGCAGGCGTGCATACCAGCATTGCAGCAGTCAGCCTTGTCCTCATGGTAGGTCTTGCCCACCTCGTACTGCTTGCCACGGCACTGCATATTTTTGTCCATGGCCTTGTAGGCGATGATCTTCTCACTCATGGGTGGTGTCCTCCTTTCCATCAATGTCGCAGCACAACATTGGACGAATGAACCAGATAGGTCACACCATCAATCACAACCTGAAGCTGATCGCCTTCATAGTCGCACCAGCTTTCGACATTGCCCTCGACAATCGTCCCGTCGGGCATTTTCAGCTGCGCCCAGCTGTATTCATAGGTCAGGTCAATAACCTGCTTATTGCATCCGGCCATCAGCAAAGCGCTTGCCAATACGGACACTACGCCTACAATAACTTTTTTCATGCTTGTTCCTCCTTTACAGTCCATGCCGTCAGCGTCTTTGCGACGCCGTTTTTCTCGATCTCGTCGATCTCGAAAGCCAAAACGGTCAGACCACCAAAATCCTTGACAAAGCCATCGTTATAGAGTCCGAAATGCAGCTCCTTGCCGTGGCTGTCCACGACCTTGATTTTCGTTTCGTACTTAAACACGTTGTGGCAGACGCACGCGAGACGGTTCAGCGTCATGTTACGCACCCCTTTCAAACAAGCTGGTCTGGCCGTTGGTCTGCTGGATCAGCATCACGGTGTTGGTGCTGGGCTTCCAGCGCTGGATATACTCCACGGCTTCGTCAAAGCGCTTGCGGGAGATGTTGCCCACGCTGTTCACCCGGAACCAGTCCTGCACATCGTGGTTGCACTCGCTGTACACCTTGCCGCGCACATGGTTGTCGATGTAGGCCGGGGTGTCCTTGCCGCCAATCGCCCCGATGACGGCCCGGCTTATGGCCTCGCGCAGCACACGCTGCTGGTTGTAATCCACTGTCATGGTGTTCTCCAACGCGGTGAGCCGCTCTTCTTGCCGCTGGGTGCGGGTGTCCAGCATAAACAGCGCCTGCATCTCTTTGCTGAGCTTGGGCATCATGTAGCTGCCGGTCTTGCGGATGCTGGGGATGATCTCGTCTGCCACCAGCGCCTGAAACTTCTCGGCGGTCTCGTTCTTCGCCTTCATGGCCAGCCGGTAAAAGATGTTTTCGGGGATGTAGCTGTCTTTCCCAACTTGCTGGGAAAAGCCAAAATCACGCAGATACTTGTCGATGGTCTCCCAGCGGATGTACTCAAGCCCGTTTTTGGTCTGGGTGAAGCCTAGACCCCGGGCAACATCTTCGAGTTTGAGGTAGGCAGTGCCGTCCCGCTCATAGCAGGACACGCCCGAAATCAAAGTTGGGGTCAAATTTTCATTTGTCATGTTTTCACTCCTTTTAATAAAATGTCTTCTCTTTGCTGTGCCGTTGCAGCTCCTGGCCTCGCTATTCCTTCGCATTTCTTCGCTTCGTCATTCCATTGCCGAGCTAGTCAACGCTTCGCCTTTGCTTCTCGTCTCAACTCAATGCCTTCGCCCAGACCAGCCCCGCAACGCTTTGCCTTTGCTTCGCAAAACGTCGCTCTACCTCGCCTTGCCTTTGCCTTGCCTGTCTGTGCTTCTCAGTGCCGCTGCGATGCTCTGTGCATTGCCACTGCACAGCAGTTCACCTCATAGCCTTTGCCAAGCGTCGCGTCGCGTCGCAACGCCTCTGCGAATCAGGGCCGTCAATGCCATGCCCTTGCTCTCAGGCCTTCACCTCATAAGCGGTGTAGGTAAAGCGGCCCTTTCCGCTGTTGCGCCACTGGCCGATGCCGCGCAGGATGCCATAATCCAGCCACTCACGCACAACCTTTTCGTGGCTGTCGTCAAGGAGGATTACGTCAAACTCGCAGGTCGAACCAGCGGGAATCTGCTCGCTGTTGGTAAGACTGACGCGCTCGCCCTGCGCTGTCTGTGCGCGGAGTGGGCGCTGGCACTCGGTAATCTCGCCGTTCACATGAATGGGAATCATGCGGGGCTGAACGAAAATCAACCCATCAATGACCTTCTTGTAGGCCGTCAGCTTGCCGCTTTCGTTCACGGCCTTCTTCTTGCCAGTTTCGGTCTTGCCACCGATGCGGGAGAGCATACCGCAAGCATCCTTAAACATGCCCTTGATCTGGTAATCGTAAAAGATCGGATTGCCGTCCGGGTCACGCGGGAAAACGGTCATGCCCTTGTCAGCTACCGCATCGGGGCCAAGAGCTGCCACTTCATCCTCGATGGTTGCAGCATCCGGCGACTTGCTGGCAATAAATTCGCGGGCCACATTGGGGTTTGCGGGCCATGTACCCAGCACCGGCTCAATAAACGTAGCTTTCACATGCAGTTTTTTCATAATAGTAACCTCCAAAATATATTGCTTACGCCACGCCGTTGTTCTCGGTCTGGCGGTCGTTCTTGCGCACCGCGGCCATGCCCGGCTGGCTGCCGGGTGGTTTCGGCCCCTGCCACAGGGCCATCATCAGGAGGGTCATTTATCCATGAGCTTTTCCTGCTCGTCCAGCATCTTGTAGGTGATACCGGCCTCGCGCAGCTGTGTGCCGCGCCGCTTGTCCGCCTGCAAGTTATACAGATACCGACGTCGGCGATACGCCACGCGGGTGGCCTTCTGGGCCAGGCGAACGTCTGGGTCATCCCGGAGCAGCGCAATTTGCTGTTCTACCTCTTCGTCCGTCAGAGTGTGACGGCGGTTCTTTACTTCTTCCATCGCTTAGCCCTCCAGCTCTTTCAGCAGCTCGTACAACTCTTTAATGTGTCTCTCGTAGTACATCCCGCCCTTACGGCTCCCACTGTAGCGGGAGTAGGAGATCTTCCAGCGGCGAATCTGCTCTTTGCAAGCAGCCACCGGGTCTGCTGCGGATTTGATTTGGTCGATGCTCATGCGCTCCATGTCTTTGTCCTCCTCTCAAGTCTGAAATGTCGTTCATTCAGGCTTTCCTCTTTCCTCATCGTAGACCACAAGCTCGTTCAGTGTGACCTTGAAATACTTTGCGAGCTTGAGCAGCTGCGAGATACTGGGGCCGTAAATCGAGCGCTCCCACTTTCCGATTGCGCCGTTGCTCAGGCCTGCCGCCGCCTCCAAATCGGTGCGGCTCAGTCCGTGCAGCTTGCAAAACTGGTCGATTTTTGAAACATTCACTAGCAATTCTCCTTTCCGGGCTTGAAAATCACTAGAAAATATGCTACTATGTAGTTGCGAGGTACAAAGTGAATAAAATCTAGCGTCTGCCCGATATAATATTGTCAGGGGCTTTGGTTTTGTTTGCCCTGTGCTTAGTATTATACTAGCCAAGTGGCTATTTTGCAATAGCCAATCTGCAATATAGTGAACATTTGGCTATTTTCACAAAATAGCGAGGTCTTTTTTATGCGAAATGTGGAGAGGGCTAAAAAAATCGCTACCGAAAAAGGAATCAACGTTTCTTTTGTATGCAGAGAGGTCGGAAAAAGCCGTGGCTATATTTCGCAAATGCTAGTAAGTGGGCGCGATTTTCCTGATGAGATGCTGCCATCAGTAGCCAATGCGCTAGGTGTAACAGTGGCAGAGCTGAGAGGCGAAGATTCCGGGCAAAAAGAAAAGCCCACCCCCGGTGAAGGGAGTGGGCTGGATGAACAAGCAAAGTCTTTTGCAGAAAAGCTTATGCAGCTGGATGAACCTATGCGCACGCTATTTAATAGTATGCTGGATGCAGCGATAGCTGAGAAACTGAAGAAAAATGGTTGACCTGAAGCGGGAAGAAGAAGCGCTCGATTTTCTTCTTAATATTTACGAGAAGTGCCCGACAGCGCCGGACACTCCGACTCCCGTTTTTGCGGAAAAGTTCAAAGCGGATGCCCCGGTGCTTGCAGATCTGATGGTTTCGGATGGTCTTGTCGAGATACAGCGCAAAGTCCAACAGAAAGACAACGGTGCTGTCGTGGTGCCGTGCATGATTCTGACCGCTAAGGGGCGAACCTACTTCCTTGAACAACAAAGAAAGCAGAGAATCAGCCGCAGACAGTTCTTTCAAAGCGCTGCCATTGCGGTGATCTCTGCTGTTGTGAGTACGTTATTGACGCTTTTGGTGACTCAAAGAAGCGAAGAGTCTGAAACTTCCAGCTCATAGGAGCAAGGGTCAAGGCTGGTAACGTATACAGATCTGTATTTGCGCGGTGCTCTTGCTTCTTGGCTGCCGAGTGTAATGGAAAGGTATCCCCCAAGACCGTTGTCT